CATGGAAGAAATACATTGCCATTAATGCGCAATACAAAGATTATACGAAGGGAGTTTAAATTATGGAATATATAAAAGAAATTAATATCAATGAGGCGGTAGTTCATATATTGGACAACAATAGTGAGGAGCCAATATTAAATGAATATAAGCTTAGATTAGATGATGAATGTTATAGATATATATTAAAACTCATAGATAAATGCCTAAAGGATGAATGTCTAAGATATGCAAAATTTAATGAGGGGAAAAATATAATAAGAGAAGTTTCACAAGAATATTTAAATGGTCAAAATGATTTACTAGATGTTTCTAAGGAACTAGCTAGACAACTTTTTATATTAATGAAAGGTAATGATAATATATCATCCTGTGACTTGATGATAGTTTCTATATCAACAGAATATGGTCCAATGTTAGCCATATTAAAAATGGATTATGTTAAAAATTATATTCATGTAGTGGATATGGTAGAAAATAAGGTGGGTATAGATATAGTACCAGAGTTTACAGGATTACCTGCAAGTGCCCAAAAGATACAAAAATGTGCATTCATAAAACCTATAAGAAAAGACCAAGAATTTAATTTAATGGTAATAGATAAACAAAAGAAAATTAAAACTAGTGAAGAATATGGCTCAAATTATTTTATAAACAAATATTTAAATTGTAAGATAGTAGAGAATGAAAGAGATGCCACAAAGAAATTTGTACAAGCTACAGAGCAGTGGGCTAAGTCAAATTTAAATGAAAATGCAGATGCTTCAGAAAAAATAATAAGAACAGTAAATAAGCTATTAAAGGAAGAAGATACTATAAATATAAATAAGGTTTCTAATGATATATTTGGAGAAAATTCAGACGTTAAATTAAATTATGAGGGGTTTATTGAAGAACATGGTATAAAAGAAAAAATAGATGTAGACAAGGAATGGGTAGATAAAAAATTTAAAAGAATAAGATTAAAGATAGATAGAGATATAGATTTATATATAGATGAAGAATCTTACCATGATGATTCAAGGTTTGAAGTTAAAAGAGTAGGGGATGGATCAGTAAATATAATAATTAAAAATGTTTATAATTATATGCAAAAGATAAGTGGAAAATAATAATATAAATAAAAATTAAATAGGTGTAAGGATTAAAATGTATATTCTTGCACTTTTATTGTACTAGTGTATTAGAACTATATAACATTAAGAGAGGGTGTTATAAGTGGCTAAAAAACAGATAGAAAATGTCTTGATTGATGGTCAGGTAAGTATTTGGGATATAGATAAAAATATTAAGAAAAGTAATGATAAACCAGTTATAAAATTAGAAAATAAAGAAATAAAAATAAATAATATTGAACAAAGTAAAATTATAGCAAAATATAAAACATATGAAAATTTAAATAGAATAATAGGATATGCTGGTGGAGCCTAGGAATAGAAATTAAATATAAAGATAGACATGAAACAATTTATGTTAATAAGAATGGGTTAGAAGAATTTGTAATTAAGAAGAAATCAAGTGTTCTGCCTTGGGATAAAATTATTTATTTCAAAGAAGATTTAGAAATAAATAACATACAGAAAGAAAAAATAAAAGAAAATAAAAGGACAGGCTCTAAAAAGATCAGGAGACGAAAATATAATTTTTAATCAGGGCAATAAAGTAATAAGTGTCATAGAAAATGGATGGGTACTAGAGTATGACAACATAAAGATAGCAGAACTAGAAAAGTATAAAAAAATAAATATAGATGAAGATTTAAGAAAGACTTTAAAACTAGGAGATATAGTTGAAACAGAGTATGGAAAGGAGATTATACAGGGAAAAGTAGTCCACATTTATAATAATGGATATACTTGCAACATAATTGAGGGAAATAGACATATACCTATTCCTATATGTGGAATTAGGCAGGTGATAGCTTGAGTTGGATAGATGAAATACTAGATAGAGCATTAGAGAATGTTAAAAAGGATTTAAAAGAAAAAGACAAGCCTTTAAAAAGATATAAAAAAAGAGTTAAGAATAGAAACAGCTTATATAAGAAAAGGATGAAACTAGGCAGGATAAAAAGAAAAGTAAGAGGTGGTAATCATGGAGGAAAATAAAAAAAAAATTCATGGATTATGCAAATTTAAGATTAAGGCAAAAAGAATATAGGAAAAGATTATTATATGCAGATATTACAGACTTGAGGGTTAAGAGCATTGAAAAATCAAGGGGGAGGAAAAAAGGACAGTTTTAGGAGGGAGTATTGTGTTAAATAAAATATTTGGAGCTATTGCAATATTAACTTTTACATGGCTAGTGGCATTTAGAAAGATAGATAAAGAAGAAAATTCAATGTGTAAATTTAATTGTGAATATTGTAGCGAGAGTGATGTTTGTGGAATTAGGAGGAACTAAATGGATAAAAATTTATTTAGAAAAACAGAAAGAATGTTATATAACTATTTTAAAAAAAGTAAAATTATAGAACATAAAAAGAATTTAATAAATATATTAAATAAAAGAATAGAAGAAATAGAAAGAGATATCAAAAAAACTAATATAAGAATAGAGTATGATTTACAAGCTACACCAGGAGGAGAAAGGGTACAAACATCCAGTACAGGTACAAGTTATGCAGAAAGAGCTATTATAAAAGCTATAGAAAACCTAGAAAAAGAAAAAACAGATAAGCAGCAACAGATATTAAATATAAAATCTTATATATCAGAATTAGAAGAGGAAAGCAGTTCTATAGAATGTAACATAGGAATGCTAAATGAAGAAGATAAGAAATTTATAGAGTTAAAGTATGGTAAGGAATTAGGTGTTGAAGAAGTAGGAGCAGAAATGGGAATGTGTAGAAGTGTAGCATATGATAAAAGAAATGAATTAGTAAATAATATAGTGATGTGGAATGAAATAATAAAATAAAAAAAGCACGGACAAAATTCGGATTAATTTCGGACTAATTTCGGACAAACTAACAGTTTAGGTGTGTTATAATAGTAGTGTAGAAATAGCAGGAATTATCGTACAAGGTAACTGCTTAAAAATATAAGGGGGTGAAAATCCTCCGCCACAATAAAGTTGTGTATATGTACTAAAAAACAATTAGCCAGTATTTTGTTGTATGTAACTACTGGCTAAACGTTTTTTTATATAGAGTTTTTCAATAGGATTCTTTTTAGTATATAAAGGAGGCCGATAACTATGGAAGTATATTGTGATAAGTGTGGTAAAGATTTTGAAATGAATATAAAAGTAAAGAAACATGATGGAGGAGTAGAGGAGACATATTTTAAATGTCCTCATTGCAAAGAGAAGTACACATCATTTTTTACAGATAAGAGTATAAGAATTAAGCAAACAAAAGTTAGAAATAAAACTTTTCAATTAAACAAATGTAGAGATATGGAAACAAGAATAGAAATACTAAAAGAACTAGATAATATGAAACAAGCTTTAAAAGTGGATATGGATAATCTTAAAAAGAAGATGTTAGGCACTCAATAGAGTGCTTTTTTTATTGAATTATTTTACATGCCTTATGTAAATATGAAAGGGTGTGCTAAGTATGTATACAAGTTACAAATGTATCTATTGCAATAAAGAATTTGTTTTATTAACAGAAGAATTAGAAAACATAAAGGGATACTTAGTATGTCCCTATTGTAGCAGTAGGAAAGTTAAAAAACAAAAGGCAACAGATAGTATAAAGGAGTGCATGAGACATAGTAGCTATAAAAAAGTAAAAGGAACAATAAGGCAGGTGAGATAGTTGATGAAAAAAAGACCTGCCAAGCCTATATTAGAAAGCCATTATGAAAGATTTAAATATAGGTTAGAAGAAATTAGTGGTGAATGGGCAGAAAGAAATTTAACATTATTTTTATTAGATATTGCAACTGGATATAGGATACAAGATGTTGTGGATTTAACTGTGGCAGAAATAAATACCGCAATAGAAAATGGATACTTTGAGATACAGGAAAAAAAACAATATAATGCATGGAAAACACATATTAAAAAAAATCCTAAGTCAAAAAGAAAAGCACCTGAAAAGCGTAAACATGATATAGTTCCACAGTTAGAAACAGTATTAACAAAATATATAAAAGGTAAAAAAAAATCAGAGTATGCATTTCCATCTCAAAAAGGTAATGGAAGCATGCATATTAGTGCAAAGGCATATTCAGATATTTTGAAGAAAGTTGCAGAAGACAAGGAAATTAATTTAAAAAATATAACAGGACATAGTTTGCGAAAAACATATGCAAGAAGATTATATGAGGCTACAAATGATTTGGAATATGTAAGAATAGCATTAGGACATTTAAGTATAGAAGTTACTAAAAAATATTTAGGTTTAGATGATGAAGTAAAAGAATGTGTTGCAAGGATAGCTGCTAGAAAATTATAGTTATATTTTTTATGCTAAAATCCGTAATTAAGTAGACCATACTTATTTTAAGAGAAAATAAAAATAACTACTATTATATGCACTAAAAAAAGTAATCCGTAATCCTATATGTTATTGCGGATTTAATAATAAAAAATAAAAGTGCCTTAAGTTTAGTGTTACCAATGGATAAAGACTGTTTTAAAATAAGTTATAATACTTTACAGAAAAAACTACATTGAGCACAGGGTATAAAGTAAGTGCTCAATGTTTTAGATGACAGGAGGTGTACTATGGTATCGGCGGAAGAAATAATTAAAAATAGCTTAGACATTATAGAAACTATGGTTGAACAGGGGAAAACTGACAAACAAATAGCTGAAAAAATAGGAATAGGTTATTCAACTTATAGAAGATATAAGAGCAGTAATAGTGACTTAAAAGAAGTAATTTCACAAGGGAAAGACAAGAAGAATCAAAGTGTTGAACAGGCTTTGTTTAACAATGCCATCGGCTATCATTACACCGAGGAAGTAGCAACTAAAGTTAAATATGAAACAATTACAGAGGATGGGACAGTACTATCAAAAGAAGATGTTAAGATAAGTAAGGTTAGAAAATATAAACATCCTGATTTATTAGCTCAAAAGTATTGGTTAAATAATAAAGATAAGTTACATTGGAAGGATGATCCGTACAAAGTTTCAAATGACAAGAAGCTTACTAAGCTTAAAGAAAAAGAAGTTAACTCAAAGGTTATAGATATATAGTGCCTATATATAGAAAGTGTACTGAATGTGGTAAGAAAGTATTACAAGGTAAGCTATGTAAGTGTGAATATAAGAAGAGAAAGGAAAGATATAAACAATATAAATATAAAAGGTTACAGGATTTAGAAGAGAAAGAAAGACAAAGGTTTTATAGTAATAGTTTCTGGTTAAAGTTATCTGAGAATATAAAGAGGCATTACGTTGGTTTGTGTGTAGTGTGTTGGTCTAAAGACTTAACACAAGAGAGTGAGTATACACACCATATTGAAGCTATAAAGGATAGATTTGATTTAAGATTGAATGAAGATAACTTAATACCACTATGAGACTGTTGCCATAAGAAAGTCCATAGATTAATGGATAAAAGTTATAAGGATAAAATTATGATACAAAAATATTTAAAAGATTTAATAAAAAAGTTTAATAAAGAATTTTATTAGTACCGGGGGGAGGGTTGAAAATTTTTATACAAACTTAGAAAGTCCCTGGTGCCCTCTCAGTTGCATAAAGTTCCCGAAATAAAAGTTTTAAATTTTAAAATAAAAGGTAGGTGAATATTTTGGCTAGACCTTGTAAAAATATAAATTTAATTAGTAAGCATTTGACAAAAGAAGAAAAAGAAAAAAGGCAAGAGAGTGAAGCACAATTAAAAGGGAGAGCTGATAATATAAATCCTCCTGATTATTTAAATAAAAATCAAGTTAATCTATTTAATTATATTAAGAATGAACTTGAGGAAAGTAAACTTTTAAGTAATTTAGATATTTATATTTTATCATCATGTGTAATTGCTATTGATAGATTACAGTTTATAGAGGGTAAGATTAATAATAATCCAGGATTAATAATGCAAAATCAACTTATGAGTGCTAAAGATAAATACACAAAAGACTTTTATAGATGTTGTAACGAATTATCACTTAGTCCACAAAGTAGAGCGAAACTTGCAAATATTAATTTACAAGCTCAACAAGAAAAGGAAGATCCATTATTAAAAGCTTTAAGAGAAGATGATGAAGATTGATACTTTTAGATAAAGCTTTAAAATATTGTAATGATGTTATTGAAGAAAAAGAAATTACAACAGATGAGGTAAAGCAACAATGTGAAATATTTTTAGATGATTATAATATAAATCAATACAAAGAAGAGTTTGAATTTTGCTTTAGTGAGAAAAAACTTAAAAAGATAAATAATTTATTAAAGCTTTTCAATTATGCCACAGGTTTTGTAGCTGGTAAACAGGTATTAAAAGGTTTGGAAGGATTTCAAGCCTTATTTTTATGTGCAATATTTGGTTGGAGATACAAAAAAGATAAAAATAAGTTTAGGTATAGAGATGTAGTTTTATTTATACCAAGGAAAAATGCTAAAACTTTCATAGCTGCAATAATATTTTTATTGTTAATGCTTACAGAACAAAATTACTCTGAATTTTATAGTATCTGCATAGATAGAGATTTAGCTCAGGAGATAAGAAAAGCAATGGCACAATTAATAAGTGCTAGCCCAAATATAAAAAAGCATTTCTTTGTATCTGAAAGTAAGATAGGAATAATTAAATGTTTAATAACTAATAGCTTTTATTATCCTAGGACTAGTAAGGCTAATAAAAATAATGCAATAAGGCCAGCTGCAGTATGTTGTGATGAAGTCGGAGCATTTATAAGTAATGATAATATACAAGCTATGAGAAAAGGGCAATTAAGCGTTAAAAATCCTTTAATGTTGAAGCTAACAACTGCTTATGCGGAAAGTGATTCAGTGATGTTAGAGGAATTAGAATATGACAGAGCGGTTTTGAATGGGGTTGTAGATAATAAAAGGTTATTTGCATTGCTTTATTATGCAACTTTAGAAGAAGCATGGACAGATGAAGGTCTTTATAAAGCTAACCCTTTAAGGGTAGAAGAAAATTACAAAGAAATAAGGGCGGATAGAGAAACAGCAAAAATTAAAAAAAGTGAACAAGAAGAACTTCTTACTAAGAATTTTAATATATTTTTGCAAACTAATGAACTTAATAAATATTTAGATATTAATTACTGGAAGAAATGCAAAATAACAGATGAAGAATTTAGAAGAAGAATAAAAGGTAAAAAAGTAAAAATTGGGGTTGATATGTCTGTAACTACAGACTTAACTGCAGTAGGCATAGAATTTGAAGATGAAGGTATAATTTACTGCAATTCACATGGATTTTTACCAGAGGATAGTTTACCTAATAGAAGAGAAAAGCATATAGATTATAGAAAATATGAAAAAGAAGGATATTGTGATATTCATAAAGGGATGACAGTAAATTATAGTAAAGTGGAGAAATATATAAGAGGGATTGAAGAAAAATATGAGTGTACTATAGAATGCATTGTTACAGATCCAATGAATGCTAAAGAAATGATGGAAAGATTAGCAGAGGATTATGATATTGTATTACTAAAACAAACTTATACTAATTTAAGTCCAGCAACAAAAGAATTTAGAAAGAAAGTTTATGATTTTGAAGTTAGATATGTAGAAAATGAGTTATTAGATTGGAACATGAATAATTCTAGCACATCTAAAGGAAAAGCTGATGATGAGATGCTTAATAAGGAAAATAAAAATAAGCAGAGAATAGATATGGTTGTGGTTCTAATATTTGCTTATACAGAGTTATTAGGTGAAGATGATAACTATAATCCTGTAGATACATTAGAGAAAATGGATTGGTAGGTGATGTTATTGATTAAATTTAAGAATAGAATAAATAAAATTAGAAAGACATTATCTAGAATAAAATTAGAATGTCTTTTTCTAATTGGACTATTAACTATAATAATAACTAATTTTACAGTAAATATTAAATTTGGTTGTTATTTTATAGGAATAGCATGCATACTATTTTCAATTTATTTAGATTTTATTAAAAAGGGGTGATAAAGATTGTTATTTGGAACCGAGAAAAGGAGTGATGAAGATTTAGAAAAGTGGACTTTTTCTAGTTTATTTGAAAAGGGTTATGAATTAGAAAGCAAAAAGGAAATAACATATTATAGCTGTTTAGATATATTAAGTAAATCCATTGCTAAAAGTCCACTGGAACTTAAAAAGGAAACAGATAAAGGAGAAACTACAGATAAAAAACATTATCTGTATGAAAAATTAAGACTTAGACCCAATAAAAATATGTCAGCTATAGATTGTATAAGAGCTTTTGTAGCTTTAGCTATTAATAAAGGAATAGCTGGATTATATATAAATAGAAATATAAGAGGGAAAATAGAAGGTTTATACCCAGTTGTAGTATCTAATATTACAATAGATAATGCTGGATTAATAAAAAGTAGTAAAAATAGTAAAAATAATAAAATATTATATGATTTTTATACAACGGCCGACAATAATACTTACAGTTGTTTTGAAAAAGACATAATACTATTAAAAGGGTATACAGAAAATGGTATTAATACAAAATCTATAACTGAATTATTAAACCAAAATTTAGATACATCTGTTAAAAGTCAAGAATATCTTAATAGATTATTTAAAAATGGATTAACCAATAAAATAACTGTGCAGGTAACAAGTGATATAAAAGAAAAAGGTGAACTAAAGAAAATACAGAAAAAATTTGATGATATATACAGCAGTAATGGAAGGGTATTTACAATACCTGCTGGCTATAATGTTAATTCTTTGGATTTAAAATTAGCTGATGCACAATTTGAACAACTAAGAAGATTGTCTAAAGAAGAAATTGCTGGAGCTATGGGAGTGCCACTTTCTAAACTTGGTTTATAAAAGAAAATGCTAAAAGCGAGGAACAGGATAACTTAATATTTTATACAGATACTTTGCTAGTTTATTTTGAACAAATAGAACAGGAGATGGATTGGAAACTCTTAACTGATATAGAAAGAAAACAAGGATATAAAATAAGGTTTAATGTAAAGGTATTGTTGAGAACAGATAGTTTGACACAGGCGAATATAGTTAATAGTTATGTTAAAAATGGTGTATATGATTTAGATAAGGCTAGAGAAATTTTAGGTATAGAGAAATTAGGAGGAGATCCTATAATAACGTTACCTTCAGGACAAGTTTTATTGAAAGATTTATTGGCTGGTAGAGTTAGTTACTTAAAAAATAATAAATCTAATATCGGAGGAGGTGAGGAGGATGAATAAAGAAAAAGAAATTAGAAGTTTTAATACTTTTGAAGTCAGGCAAATTGGAGAAGGTGATGAAAAACAAACACATATACAAGGGTATGCACTAACTTTTGATACTATTAGTGAGGATTTAGGTTTTAAAGAAACTATAAGAAAAGGTTCTTTAGATAGTTGTGATATGTCTGATGTGGTTTTAAATTTTAATCATGATTCTAATATGATACTTGCTAGAAATAATAAAGTTGAAGGTGTTGGAAGTTTAAAACTAACTATTGATGATAAAGGTTTATTCTTTGATGCTATACCTACCAACACTACATACGCAAGAGATTTAATTGAAAATATGGAAAGTGGTATAGTAGGTAAATGTAGTTTTGCATTTAATTTAGATTGGAGTGATGATGCTGCACAAAGTTGGGATTGGGATGATGGTACTAGAGGATATGATTTTAGAACTATTAATAAAATAAATAGAATTAGTGATTGCAGTATAGTTGTTAATCCTGCTTATGAGAGTACATCTACTACGGTTTATAAAAGGAATAAAGAGGAACATAATAAAGAAATTAAAAAAACAACAAGAATTAAGAAAACTTGAATTCGAGTTAATGAGATTAGAACTAAATTAAAATAGTTCTTTTTTTATACAAAAAATTAAAAATTGAAAGGATGATGATTTATGGGAATAGAAGAATTAAGACAAAAGATAGAAGTTAAAACAAAAGAGGTAAGGTGTTTTTAGATAAGAATGATGCTGAAAATGCTAAAAAGTCTATGGAAGAATTAAGAGGATTAAAAGATTCTCTAAAAATAGCAGAAGAATTAGAAGAAGAAGAAAAAAGAGATTTAGAATTCCAAAGAGATAATAAGAAAATTAATGAAAACAAAAAAAGTAGATGAAATGAGAGCTATGACAAAGGCTGTATTAGGACAAAAATTAACAGAAGAAGAAAGAGCAGTAGTAAAAATATCTGACAATCAAACTGTAGTGCCAAAACAATTTATAAATGAATTGGAAGAATTAAGAAAGGGATTTGGAGCATTAAAACCTTTATGTGATGTTATTCCAGTAACTTCAAATTCGGGGACTAAACCATGTGTAGATTTAGATCAAGGAGATGAATTAGAATTAGTATTAGAAGGTGATGATATAGAAGATGATTCTTTGGCTACTACAGAAATAGATTATAAAGTCGACAAGATAGGTAAGCTAATAAAATTAACTTCTGAATTAGTTGATGATGCTGTAATTGATATAGAGAATATGGCCAAAACTGTATTTTTAGAGAAAGCTGTAAGAAGTGAAAATTCTAGAATATTAAATACTATAAATTCTAATGCTACACCATTAATACTTGATACTGATGTAGATCATAAAGCTTTTGCTAAAGAAATGGATAAACAAGTACCTGCTGCAAGAGCTGGATTAATTACTTTAGTTAATACCACTCTATATTCTGAATGGAAAAATGCTGAAGATAAACAAGGGAGAAATTTAAATCTTATAACTAATATAAATGGACAAGATTATTTTAATGGGAAACCTATAGTGGAATTTGATGATTCTTTAATAAAACTTACAGAAGGAAAAACAAAAGTAGCTTACATGGTAAATATGAAAGAAGCTGTAAAGTTTTTTGATAGAAAACAAGTTACAATAGCTAAAGCTGAAAAGTTTGAAAATGATACAAAGATGTTAAGAATATTAGAAAGAATAGATGTTAAAAAAGGTTCCACAAAAAGTATAAAGAAGATGGAACTATAGTAAAGAGAGGATATAATCCTCTGTTAATTTATTAAAAGAAAAGGTGATGATATGACGCTTGAAGAAATAAAAGATTATATCATAGTTGATGATGAATCTGATAATCTCCCAGAAGAATTAATGGAAATAAGCCAAATATATATAGATTCTATGGTAGGAGAAGGGTATAAACAAGATGAAAAGATGGTTAAATTAGCTAGTTTGTTACAGAGGAAACTTTGTGTTGATATGTACGAAAACAGAAGTACAGAAATACCACAAAATATCAAACAGGATAGAATTACAACTAGCATACTTGATAAATTAAGTAACTATGATGGTGATATAAATGTTTAAGGTTAATATAGGAGATTTGAATAAAAGGATAGTTATACAAAAATATATTATAAACCAGAATGAAAATGGATTTGATATAGAAGAATGGATAGATTATAAATCTGTTCGAGCAGCTATGAATAATCTATGGGGGAAAGAGCTTTATGCAGCAAAGGCAGTACAAGCAGAAAATACAGTAGAATTTATAATTAGATATTCTAAAGATTTAAAAAATATAAATACTAAAGAATATAGAATCAAAACTATAAAAGATAAAAATGCAACAAAAGAAAAAGATAGATATAGATATTTTAATATTACTTTTGTAGATAATATACGATATAAAAATAGATGGCTTAAAATAAAGGCTATTGAGGTGATATAGATGTGTGATAATTATATTGATGGTAAATTAATAATGAAAAATGCTAAAGAAGCTGAGGCATATTATTTTGAATGTATAAGAAGAAATATAAATAATAAAATTAAACAGGCTTGTGAAAATGGTGATAGAAAACTACATGTGAATTTTTATATCCCTGAAAAAATAAAAGAGGAAATTAAATCTTTAGGATACAAACTTGCTACAAATATAAATAATAAAGAGGAACTTATTATTTGGTGATTTAATGGCTGATGGAATAGAAATTGAAGGTATGGAAGAATTCACTGATATGTTACAACATATGACCATAGATGAAGCTGATGAGAAAAAGGCTGTAAGAGAAGCTATAAAACCTATAGCTGATGAGATTGAGAAGAATACAACTAAAAGAAGTGGTAAATTAGCTAAAGTAAAAGAAAAAGTTAAAAAAGAAGGATTAGCAACAGTTGGAGAAGTTAAAACAAAAGAATTTTATGATATCTTTGAAGAATTTGGCACAAGCATGGCCAAGCACAATATAGGATATTTTGATAGAAGTGTTAAGAACACAGAAGATAAAGCATTAAGTGTATTAGCTAAAGAATTATTAGACAAAGTGAGGTAATTATATGTGAATATAAAGCAATATCTTTTAAAAGTATTAAATAGTAAAGAGATATTAGATTTATTACCAGATAAAAAAGTGTTTTTCCTTCATGCGAATAATCCTAATAAAAGCATGTATTTAGAGTATGAGATTATAAATGAATATGGTGCAGATTATTCCGAAGGGAAAGAAGATTATACTACTTATATAGTCCAGATAGATATATTTTCTACTGGAGATTATACAGAATGTGAAGAGGTAGTAAAAAGAATAATGATACAAAATGGATTTAACAGGGACATGGCAGCAGATCTGTACGAAAAAGAGACCGGTCTAAATCATAAACCTATGAGGTTTTCGATAGATTTACCGACTAGCAAAGGCTAGTCTTTTTTAATGCAAAAATAACTTAAAAAGGATGGGATTAATATATGGAAGAAAGAGTAGAGCAGGTAGTGCCAGTAGTTGGTTTAGAAAAGTTATATGTAGCTAAAATAACTAAAGATGATATAGCAGGAACAATATTTGAAAAACCAAGATATTTAGAAGGGGTAAAAGAACTAGGCATTAAACCTAAAATTACAACAGATGAATTCTATGCAGAAAATAAATTATGGTTGAGTGAAAGCACGTTAGCTAATATTGATGTCGAAGTAGATATAACAGATTTAGGGACACAAAATGAAGCTTTTTATTAGGACATAAGTTAGCAACAGAAGGTGGAATAATTTACAGTGATAATGATAAAGCACCAGATGTAGCACTTTTAGCAAAAGCTAATAAAGGCAATGGCAAGGCTAGATATATTGTACTTTATAAAGGAACATTTAGTATAAGTGATGAACAATACAAAAGTAAAGAAGGAAAATCTAATTTCCAAGCTAAAAAATTAAAAGCAACATTTGCTCCATTACATTTTAATGGTAGATGGAAATATAAAATCGACGAAGAAGAAGGTATGACAGATGAAAAATTCTTTAAAGAAGTAATAATACCAACAGAAAAGACAGAAATTACGGAGAATAAAGGGACTGAAGAAGTTTAATATATAAAAGGTGGATTAATTTGAATTAATCTGACATAAATTTTATTGTTGAAAGGATTAGATGATATGTTATATAAAGCAAGAAAAATGAAAATAGGTGAAAAAGAGTACTCTTTTAAAATGACAAATAAGACAGTTTTAAAAATAGATCAAAAATATGGAAATTATGCACTTGTTGTAAACGGGATAATGGAAGGAAAACAATTTTATAATAATGCAATTAAATTATTAAGTTGTTGTTGTGTAGATAAAGAAATAAAAGAAATTGATGGAGAGAAAATAAAAATAACTAAAGAATTTACAATAGATGAATTAATAGAAAATTTAACACCAGAACAAATAAATACAGAATTAATTGACTTTGTATTAAATTTATATTGGGATTACATGGGAGTAAATGAAATAGAAGAAAATCAAGTGAAAGAAGAAAATAAAGATAAAGAAAAAACTAAACAACCAATCAAAGTATGAAATTGACTTTGATTGGTTGTTTTACGTAGCACATACACATTTGAATTATACAAAAAAAGAGTTCTGGAATAGCACTTTTAAAGAAATAGTTGATATGTGGAATTTACATTGTAAATTTAACAGATGGGAAATTAAAGATGATAATGAAGAAAATAATTCCACAAGGGACGCAAGTTATAAAAAAGTAAATATAGAAGATATTCCATTTCTATAAGATAGGCGCTCAATAGAGTGCCTTTTTAATGCAAAAATTTAGAAGGGAGGTTAATAATGGCTAGTAATGTGGAAAAGCGAATAACTGCGAAAATGGTATTAGATAGTAGTGGATTTAATTCTAGCTTAAAAGGTGTAAATAATGAACTTAGAAATGCTCAATCGCAAATGAAATTAGCTTCTAGCGGCGTTCAAGCGTTTGGGAAAAATAGCGAAAGATTAAAATCTGTACAGGAAGCATTAAGCAAGCAAGTGGAATTACACTCTAAAAAAGTAGATATATACAGTAAAGCTATAGAAAAAACTAAATCTAAACTGGATGATAATATAAAAGTTAGAGATAAGTTAAAAAAATCTCTAGATGATGCTAACAAAAAGTATGAAAATGCAGTAAAAACATATGGCAAAGAATCAGAAGAGGCTAAAAAAGCTAAAGCAGAAGTAGACAAATTAACAGAAGAACATAAGAAAGCAGAAAAAGCAGTAGAATCTAACGCAAAGAAAATACAGAACTATGATACTAATTGAATAAAGCACAATCCCAGATGAACAAGGCACAAGGAGAATTAAACAAGTTAAATAAAGAACTGGAACAAGGTTCTAATAAATGGACACAACATGGGGAAAAATTAAAAGAAAGTGGAGAAAAATATAAAACTGTAGGCGGGCATGTTTCTAAAGTTGGAGATAAAATGTTAAAGCTTACAGCGCCGATTGCAGCGGTAGGAATAGCAAGTTCAAAAGTAGGTATGGATTTCGAAGCACAAATGAGTAAGGTACAAGCTATATCTGGAGCAACGGGAGAAGATTTTAAAAAATTAAAAGCCAAGGCAGAAGAAATGGGTGCTAAAACTAAATTTAGTGCTAAAGAATCCGCAGAAGGGTTAGAATATATGGCTAGACATTTACATGGTCAGCTAGTTAGAAATAACTAGAATAATTAAGTGGGTTAAAATTGGAAGGCTAAGTCAGAAATGATATGCTAATCAATTACCAATACTTATAGGGATATAAGTAAGGTTTAGAGACTAGAGGAAATAAACTAGAACAGTTAAAACCTCCACGAAATCCACAACCTTAGCAAGTAAAGTTGAAGGTTAAGAGATAGTCCAACTCTAAGGGAAACCTTAGTTCTAAGATAAAGAGCTTAGACAATGAAGTTTAGATGGCGGGATGGAAAACACAAGATATGTTAGATGGTTTGCCACCTATTTTAAATCTTGCTATAGCTTCTGGAGAAGAATTAGGTTCTACATCCGATATTGTTACAGATGCATTAACTGCATTTGGGCTAAAAGCAAAAGATGCGGGAATGTTTTCGGACGTTCTAGCGGCTGCATCTTCTAACGCGAATACTAATGTTGGCATGATGGGAGCAACATTCCAATATGCCGCACCAGTTGCTGGAGCATTGGGATATACTGTACAAGATACTGCGATAGCAATAGGTCTTATGGCTAATGCAGGAATAAAAGCAGATAAAGCAGGTACAGCAATAAGAACAGGACTAACAAATCTAGTAAAGCCAACGGATGCTATGGCAACTGCTATGGACAAATATGGAATTTCTATAAAAGACGCGGATGGAAAAGTTAAACCATTTCGTGAAACGATAACTATGCTTAGAGATAAACTAGGAAATTTAGATAAAGCTACACAGGCACAAGTAGTTTCTACCATTTTCGGGAAAGAAGCCATGTCCGGATGGCTAAGTGTTATAAATGCTAGTCCTGCAGATGTTAATAAGCTTACTAATGCTATAGATACTAGCAAAGGTGCGACTGATAAAATGGCAGCCACTATGAGTAAAAATGCTAAAGGTTCTATTACAGAAATGAAAAGCGCGTTAGAAGGAGCAGGAATTAAAATTTTCGAGGTATTAGCTCCAAGCATAACGTCTGCAGCTAATAAAATTTCAGAGTTAGCCGATAAATTTAGCAAATTAAGCCCCGAAACGCAGAAAAATATTGTAAAATTTGGAGCTATGGCAATTGCTACAGCAGGAATAACAAAAGGAGTTGGTAGCCTTCTTATTGGAATTGGCAATACAAAAATAGCGTTAGGAGCATTAGGACTTAAGATAGGTGCAACAGCGACAACAACTGCAACGGCTGGAGCTACAATGGCAACAACAGGAGCAAAAGCTGGATTATTAAGTACAGCATTTAGTGGAATTAAAGGCGCTGGAGGTTTGGCCGCAGGTGGAGTTGCAAAATTAGCAGGAGCATTAGGAATGTCTGTTCCTGTGCTAGGTATTGCAGTGGCAGGAGTAGCAGCAGTAGGATTTGGAGCATATAAATTGCACAAAAATTTAAAACAAGATGCGGTACCAGCTGTAGATCTATTTGATAAAAAACTAAAGACTACAAAAACAACTATGGATCAATATGGAAATAAAATAACTACGACAGCAACTAAAACAGTTAATTTTACAAACCAGACTAAAAAAGCAGTAGGACAATTTGTAAAAGATAGCGATAAGGTAAATAAAACAGTATTTAATTTATGTGCTAACCAAACCAAAATTACTGCTAAAACTGCAAAAGATATAGCACAACAATATGTAAATATGGGAAATCAAATTAAACAAGCAGAGGATACAAAATACAAAGAAAGGTTAGCAAGTTTTAAAGAATTTTTAAATAATAACAATACTATGTCTGCAGAAGATAAGGCACAAGCATTACAAAAAATGCAAGAAGCACACGATAAACAACAGCAACAAACAGATAATTATACTAAGAGAATTGCACAAATATTAGATAATGCTAGGAATAACAATAGAGCCATTACTGCACAAGAACAACAAGAAATCAATGATATACAAGAGAAAATGAAAGTGGAAGGAGTAAAAAAATTATCTACTAGTGAACAGGAATCTAAGACAATATTAAGTAGATTAAAACAATACGGAACTAGAATTACAGCAGAACAGGCAAGTGATATTATCAAAAACGCAGAAAAGCAGAGAAGTGGTTCTGTTGATAAAGCTAATCAACAATATAATCAAACAGTAGCACAAATAAAAAAAATGAGAGACGAAGACCATTCTATAACTAAAGACCAAGCTACTAAGATGATAGCTGAAGCAGAAAGGCAAAAAAAAGGAAGTATAGAAAAAGCTGAACAACATAAAAATGGTGTTGTAAAGCAAATACAAAAAATGAATAGTGATACTCTTAAAGATATTGATACAACAGACGGACACATAATGACTAAATGGGAAAAGTTAAAGAGTTGGTTTGCTAACAATCCAATTGTAAGATGGATTAAGTCTAAAACTAGCGGAGACCCCGAACCACAGAAAAAATGGACAGGAGATCGATATTTTTCTGGTGGATTGACATATCTTCATGATGCACCAGGCAGAAACAGTAATTATGAATTATATGATTTACCTCGCGGAACTAGAATATTTAACCATGATGCAAGTCAAGATTTGGTTATGCAAACCGCTGAAAGTGTAGCAACAAAGGTAGCTAATAATGTATTAAAAGGATTTAATGGTACTAATGGAATAAATGTAACACAACATATTTATTCTCCAGTACCAACTCCAAGCGAATTGGCTAGACAATCTAAAAATAATTTAAGAGAATTAGCACTAAATTGGTAAAAGTGAGGTGGTGATATGAATAAAAAAGAAAAATTTATATTTGAAAATGAAAAAGGACTCCAGATAGAGTTTTCTATTTGGAGTCCTTTTTTCTTACAAAATATAGATGGGATAAGTGGATTAAAAAATAACTATTTATAGTAGCAAAGGAATGGGACAAGATGGATCTACTAATACAGGTAGCACCTTGGATGATAGAAATATAGTTATTCAAGGTGCTATAACAGAAAATAAAGAATTAAACAGAGAAAAATTATTAAGTATAATAAATCCTAAATTAAAATCTAAATTAATTTATATAGATGGAAATATAAAAAAATATGTAGAATGTATGGTAGAAACTGCACCTATTATACCCAAAGAAAATAATCCTAAATTTCAAATAAGCCTTTTATGTAATAATCCATATTGGAAAGATTATATTGATAGTAAAGTTAATATAGCCTTATGGAAGGGAGACTTTCATTTTCCTTTAGTAATTCCAGTTAATAAAGGAATTACAATGGGGCATAGAGAGCCTTCTTTAATAGTTAATGTCCTAAATAATGGACAGGCTAAAACAGGTATGATAATAGAATTTTTTGCAAGAGGTACTCTTAAAAATCCATCTTTATTTAATGTAAATACCAGAGAGTTTATAAAGATTAATAAAGGAATGGTTGCAGGAGAAAAATTTATAATAAATACTAACTATAGTAAGAAAAAAATATTACAAGAGCTTAATGGTGTTACTACAGATATATTAAATTATTTAGATATTGAAGGTGGAGGAGATACCTTTCTACAGCTAGATGTTGGAGATAATTTATTCCGATACAATGCAGATAGTAATCTAGATAACTTAGAAGTTAACATATATTTTAGTTCACAGTATTTGGGGGTGTAGAATATTAAAAACATAACAGAATTAGAGTTAACTATAAACTATTTAGAAGATGCTTTTTACTCTTTACATAGAGTAAAAAAAATTTGTCCTAAAAATGATGAGAATTATATAACAATAAATACTGCTATAGAAAATTTAATTAATGCTCATGACAATATTTTTAATAAAATAAGAAAATAAAAGAGGTGAGTATTATTGGAATTATATATATTTAACAGGGATTTAGAATTAAAAGGTATATTAGATACATTTACATCTCTTAGATGGATTAGAAGATATTTTAAAAGTGGAGAATTTGAATTACACTGTGCTTTAGATTCTAATGCATTAGAATTGTTAAAAAGAGATAATGTAGTTTATAAAAAGAATGATGTTGAAGCTGGTTATATAGAAACCAGGCAACTAAAAATAGGAGAAGATGGACAAGAATATTTAGAAGTTAAAGGTAAGTTTTTAACTAATTATTTAGATAGGCGTATTAGTTGGGATAGAGTTAGTTTTGATGGGAAAACAGAGAACTTAATGAGGGAATTAGTTTATTATAATGCTATAAATCCAACTAATTTAGATAGAAAAATACCAAATTTAATTCTAGGAGATTTAAAAGGATTTAACGAATCTATTAAATATACAAATAGCTTTGGAAACATAATAGAGCAGTTAGAAAATATAAGTAACACAAACAATCTAGGATATAGAAATATATTAGATATTAAAAGTAGAAAAATATTGTTTGATGTATATAAAGGTGTTGATAGAACCATAAATAATGGGACTATAGCACCTTGTATTTTTAGTCGAGATTTTGAAAATATATTAGAACAGGAATACATGGATAGTTTAAATAATTATAAAAACACTTGCATGATAGCTGGTGCTGGAGAAGGTAAGGATAGAAAAATAACCTCCATAGAAAATGGTAAAGGATTAGATAGATATGAATTATATGTAGATGCAAGAGATATAACTGATAAAGAAGAGAAGAAAAAACAGTATTAGATTATGATGAGGAAGGTAATGTTACTGGAGAACATGAAGAAACAGAGGAAGTTGAAATACCTTGGGAACAGTATAAGCCTTTGTTACTTCAAAGAGGTAATGAAAAATTATCTGAGTGTGAAGAAATCCAAACCTTTGATAGTAAGATAAATACTAATGGGAATAATGTTTATAAAAAAGATTATGATCTAGGAGACATAGTAACTGTAGTAGATAAGAAGTGGGGGCTAAGAATAGATACAAGAATAACAGAAATAGAAGAAGTATATGAGGAAAAAGGGTTAGAAGTTAATGTAGTGTTTGGAAATAACATTCCTACAATTATAGATAAAATTAAACAGGTGGTGAGATAGTGGAAAAAAGCAGTTTTTTTAATGCAGTTATAGACCAAAATGGTAATCCAGACAGGTTTTATCTAGCAGAGGATTTTGCTAGATATTTTAGTACATTTATAGGAAATGGAGTATTTCCTAATCCAGCAAACCAATTGCAAGTAATGGCAATAGATAACAATATGCAGATAAGAATTAAAGCAGGATTAGCATGGATAAATGGATATTTCTACGAAAACACAGATGATTATATATTTAAACTTGATCCAGCTGATGGAGTATTAAATAGAATAGATAGAATAGCTTTAAGATTAGATTTTTTAGAAAGAAGAATAAAGGCAGTAGTAAAAAAAGGGCAATATGGGAGTAATCCAATAGCTCCAGCACTCCAACGCAATGCAGATGCTTATGAAATTGCTATAGCAGATGTATATGTAAGGGCAGGGGTAATAGCTATACTACAAAGCAATATAACAGATACAAGATTAAATTCAAATGTTTGTGGTATTGTACATGGGACTATATCACAAGTAGATACTACAGAAATATTTAGGCAGTACCAAGCATGGTTTTTAGAGAATAAATCTAAACATGAAAAAGACTTCGAAGTTTGGATGAATGAATTTAAAATAGTCACAGGAAAGAGATTTACTGATTGGGTGGATGATTTGAAAAATTCTCTAGATCCCAACGAAGATATTGCCGCACAATTGCAGATGCAGATATCAGAAAATAAGTT